AAATATGAATTTTTTAACTCGCTATGCAGATAATTGGTTCTTGATGGACACAGCGGTGGACATCCCACAGTAACTACCCCATCAACGACTGGCCTGCATATTACACTGTAGCGCCGAAATCGTCAGCATACGATCTCTTCATTAACATACGATGTTACATCACCGGGCAGTCGTCGAACTCACCCGAGCGCGCATCGTTGATTATATCGGTCCTGTTCACGCCGGGTTCGTTACTGTTGCGCCATCGACACCGCACGATGTGTGGGATGGCGTGGCGTGGGTGACTGACACTGCGGCACAACATGCTGCTGACGTCGCTGCCGCAGAACAGAAAAAATCCGCTCTGCGAGCAGCAACTGATGCTGAAATCGCGTGGTTAGTGGTGCCGATAATAGGAGTCGAACCTACGACCTTCGCATTACGAATTAGTAGAATCACATTTAACTAACTGTTTTACATACACATTGCCGCATTCACATCAGGCAACTCAATGGCACATGATGTAAGAAAGAGGAAGGCGATTTATCATGTATGACACAAATCTGGCACACCGCCAATTTGAAGTTAAGCCGCTGGTGGTTTAGGCCAGGTGATATCCGGAGCTTTCGACGTGTCTACCGCATCCAAAGCATCCAAGTAATCCAGCCACAAATTATACTGAGCCAGCGCATCCCCCTTCAGGCGTCCAATAGCAGCTTTACCAGGCCACTGCTTGCCATTCATGTAATCATTCGCCGAGTCAATTCTGGACTGCTTTTCTGCTTCAGCCTGTGCAACTAATTCATCATGAGATGGCGGTGGGATGTCAGCCCATGCTGGTAAACCATCCTCTCCTGCAACACGCATTTTTCCCGCTGGAGTTATCTGGAATTCTGCGAATATCAAATCATCAACCTCAATCCCATCCTCAGGCCATGTTCCAGCATCAATGTAATTCTGCTTCATTGATAATGGGTAGAATGCATTTTTAACTTTGCTATATACGTACATGTTTACCTCCCGATTGCCATCCAAGACTGTTCAACCACTGTCGCGGCACTTGCGTTAAAATTGAAACCATTATTTTGATAGCTATTTGCCGTAATGTTTGTCGCTGTCGCACCAACAGCACCAAGCAAAACAACATACGTCAATGTTGGGAAAGGGATTGGGTAACCAACGAAAACTCCACCAGCAGGAATGGAAGCCCTTCCCCATTGCACAATCAGCCCTCCTGGTAGTTTCTGGTAACCATTTGTTGTTCCGGCTGTGACAAATGCGCTCATGTCGGGAATTTGATTTGCTGCCGTACCAACATCGCGCTTCGCTGCTGTTTTCAAACCGAGGTATGCGAGAAGGTTATCCACAGTTGTCTGACCTATGACGTCTCTACCTACCTGAGTGAGGTCAGTTTGTGCTGCGGTATCTGCCCCGGTGAAATACGGAAGCTTGTTTGCTCCAGTGGCGAGTGCTGCTAAAGCAGTCAAAGTATTATCAAGAGGTTGGAAATTGTTCAGAATATAAATCAGCGTGCCGGCAGTCATCATATTTGCAACGATGTCATTTACTGACCATGCTCTCGCCGATGTCCCCTCCTGACCGCGTTCTATTGTCATGGTGTCGCCTGAGAGGGCGGTTACATGAACAATCTCGCTTAACTGTCCGGTCGCAGCATCAATAAAGGTAAGCTTAAAAAAGCTCGTTCCGGATGATGGGGATGGAAAGAGTGCTCCTGTCCCTGTATTAACAGTTATTGAGGTTGCAGAAGCACTAATGCCTGATGCCAAAACTGTTTGCGCATTGTTAGCGGCTAAAAGTGTGAGTGCCATTTATCCTCCGGGATTCGGGCAATAAAAAACCCGCCGAAGCGGGTTTGGTTAACGATTTTTAGTTAATTACGAATTCTGCTTTAGCGCCGCGGAAGGAGATAGTTTTGTTTCCTGCCCGCCGGCAAGCATCAGCAATGGCTTTCATGCCATATTCAATATTTGCCAGATGACTTCTCATTGCTACGATTTCAGCCTTAGGCGCTGATACGTCAAACCCTGCCGCCTCAAGAATATTGATCAAGCGAATGGCAGACGATGTTGAATTGTCGCCACAGAGCATAGGCATAGTGACGTCCAGGGCAGGTGCACACATTGACTTTCCGAATGACAGGTTGCCACTGCGAACCACCGGATTGTTGTCAATCCACCACTGGAGAGGAAGGTTTACGTCAAACTTCGGTGTAGGGAGCGCCTCTTGCTTTCCAAGAAACTCGCCTTCAATCGGTACGCGCGCCGCAATAGATAGCGCTTCGGTAAACTGGTCGTCGCTGATTTCTTTGTAGCTGCAACCAAAGTGGGATTTCAGTGATGACCACATAGTGATCATTGCCTTGGCCTGACAATCTTTCGGCAGTGCTTTACCACGGGTCATTACCAGTTGTTTGATCGCCTCCTGCTGCTCGGGAGTGATTTTACCTGGTAATGCCTTTTTCGCCTTGCGTGGGTTTTTGACCTCGCCTTTAGTCCAGTATTCGTAAAGCACATCGTCGCACTCCTCCTGATAGCGAATGACGTTATCGCGAATTCCTGGCCGTACTTTGTTAGGGCTGATGGTTTGGAGCCAGCCATTCAGTTTGCGTAACGCAAGGCAAAGCATGGTTTGTTCGCCCCCTTTCGTAGGGATCATGATTTCCCTGACCCCTTTAGCAAACCGTGACTTCAGTTTATCGGCCTGACCTTGATAGGTTAATCCCATACCATCAATAATTGGGCGCATCGGGGTATACGCCTCATTATCAACACTTACAACATACAGATCAGCACCGTGGAAAGGCACGTTGATAGTAGAGACTGCGGTTGCTATACTCATATCGTTAGTTCCTTGGTAGTTACTGACAAATTTGAAGCCCTGACTGTTGCTGCGGTTGGGGCTTCTTCGTTTCTATGCCTTAATAAATCCATCTTCTTTCAAGCTCCTTTCTATACGTTTAATCACCTCACTGTTTACCGAGCGCCCCTCTTCTTTTGCTGCTTTCTTCAGGATTTCCTTCAGTGCATCAGGGAACCGAATGCCTGTTGGTGGGATGTTTCTTGCATTGTGCATATCATTCTCCTACTTAAAAACTACATTATGTAGATTTATAATTGCAGTATGTGTCTATCCTGTCAAACATTTTTCGACTACATTATGTAGATTGTTGATTCTGAGGATGTAGCATGAAAGGTGCCAGCTTGATAGCCCCACTTGGGGTGAGGATCCCTGAAGATTTAAAGGAAAAAATCCAAACCCAAGCAAAGGAAAATGGACGTTCGACGAACGCTGAAATCGTTCAAATACTCGAAAGTTCATTTTCAAAACTTGATGAAGGTGAAAGCAATCGCTCGAAAGAAACGTCAGACCATTATCAATACTTACTGAGCATGAAGGATGAAATTATTGAGACCCAAAAAGAGACCATATCTCACATGGAAAACACTATAAACAGTCTCAACGAGCACATTAACATCCTGAAAGACCACGTTGAGTTTTTGAAGAATAAATACAAATAGCAAAAACCCACCTTAAATATATTTAACCATAAATTACGGATGAAATATGAAATTTTTATCGATTATAGCTTTTATGTTTTTTGTTTCAACATCCAGTGAGGCAATCTCTTCCACAGAACAAACCATACAAAGAGATTGCACAAAAATAGCTGGAATTGAACAAGGAAATTACGAGAAAGTCTATGTAAAATCAATTAATGAAGCAAGAAAAAAACACTTTCAAGATTATGATCTTATTAGCCCAACAACAAAAATGAGTCAAATAAAAATGTTTTCAAATGCATGTATATTGGCATTTAGAGCATCAAATGACGGCATTGAAAGAAAAACATACTCTGACTACCTACTGGAACAAATATACACAAAATCTGGAATATCACAGGTAGATTACTCATGGTTTAAGCCAGTTTTTATCAAAATGATTGACGCTGGTTATAATCTATCAGATGGCGAATAGCGCTCACCCAATGATAGTCACGCTAACGGGTTGATAAAAAGGCATGTGAAGAAGGCCGCTGTCAAAGGCTTGTTTGAACAGAGACGCATATTCATAGTCCGTGCTTTTTATCAAGACGCTTTTGTTTTGATTAAAAGCCTGTGAGTTATAAGTGAAGTGATTAAACATGGAGGCGTCTGTTAACCTCCTGAATCCATTAATTATTGAGATGCTTGCCCCTGAACTTGAGAACAAGACCGAGATACTCCACCTCTGATCGTTAACAAAATCCACCCCGTCGACCCCAGTCAAAAATCGCATTATTCGGCGCTTCAGCCATGGGATAGTGAAATAGTACCCATCACCCTTGTAGAAGTTCCATGTCATGATGCGCTTGAACAGATCATCGGAGACAACAACCTGCTCAGACTGATTTACCACCTTCCGACCATTAAATGGCAGCTGGTTAAACAGCATGGCATTGTACGGGCCGTAAACGGTTCGCTTCCCACTGATAAGCACTGGCGGCTTAACGCCATAAATCCCTCTGGCTATCCATTTCAGCTGGTCACCAGCATTGTATCCGCCAACAAATATTGGCAGGTTGGCGTTGATCATCCATGAATAAATTTCCTGTGCCATGGTGTTATACGCAGTAACGAACGCCTGAAGATCATCATCGTCGTTATACTGCGTATAAAGGTATGATTTAATGATATCTTCCAGCATGTTATATCCCGTCGACAATCACCCCATCTGAGGCGATGTACCAGTAACTGTATGGGTCACCGCTGATGATATTCGTCCCGGCGTCCACGCCTGTGATAATTCCATTCACAGTAACAATAACGTTCAAAGTCGAGATTAGGCTCATATCAAGCGTGCTGTTAATGGCCTGAAGAAATACATCCTTGACGTTATTGATATTCATCGGATTGCCAGCAAATATCCCGTTCACATAATTGATTGCTGGCTGCGACACCAGCGATGCTATAGTCGCGTCAGTAAGGTAGTTGGCGCTTTCCGTGGCCCACTCAAATTTAATCGTCACCAGCTGCTGCAGCGGGATAACAAAGGGTATTACGTAGTTATCAGGCCAGTCATTGATCGTGACAACGTTATTCCTCAGGTTCGGAGTGACAATTCCGCCGCCTGTCCATGCCCCGGAGGCAGTGGTATTTATGCCAATAGAGAAAGTGTGGGGGCTCAGTACGGTAATGGTAAGGTTGACGTTGTTGACGCCACTCATCCCTGTTACGCCGGTGATTTGAATCACCTGGCCTGAGCTGAAACCATGAGTGATGTCAGTCGTGACTACCCCAGGGTTCGCATTGGTGATCCCGGTGACATTCAGGTCTGCGCCCTTGAGCCTGCTGATATCGCCAGCTGACTTATAAATTGCCCCGGCCATTTCATAGATATCACCGCCACCGCACATCACAATCCATGCATTGCCGCTCTGAACCACGGAAACCAGCCTGGCCTGAACATTGCTCAGGTCGGTTAGCTTCTGACGGATAAAGCCAGGATAACCCTGAACAGTTGACATCTGACCTTCCCAGACGCGCTCGCGAAACTCGTAGTTAGTTTCTGGCGCCCCGCCAGGCGTGCCGGCAACAGGGTTGGTACAGGTCAAGGTAATATCCGACGGCAGACTGGTCAGTATCTGGTTAACAGATCCTGCGGGTACAGCCCACGACCCGGTATTTGTCGCAACACCAGTTACCATCGAGCTGACACCTGATGACAAAATTATTGTAGCGTCGGCGATCTGATAGGTATAGGTGCCATCACTGACCAGAAACCCCTGGGGTATTACGAATCCAGCCGGTCCCGAGAAGGTCACTGGAACTGTGGTTGACCCTTCAGTTTTTTGCGGGCTGATACCTGACTGCTGAGCCAGGAGGTTCAGCATGTACATATTCGCTTTAAGCGGGCCAACAGAGTTTATGAGGTCGACGCGGATCTGATCGGCAATGAGCAGCGCGCCAACGTCGGTACCGACTATATCCTCAATCAGCGAGCCCGGGAGGTCCGTAGTAATACCGGGTGATAACTCAGTGGCTCTGGAAACCAAATCTGCGCGCAGTTCTTCGGATGTTTTCGGCACTGGCCCGGCTGCGTCATAGCTTACGGACAAATCACTCATACGTTCACCGTTGTGATAATTTTAGAACCGGCGTTCGTTATCGCCGAAATGTTGTATACGGGCGGGTCATCACTCACCAGGGCGATCTGCAGCGATGAGAAATACTGGCTAAATTGCCGTTGAAGCCTGTCAACATAGTAGGTTGGCAGCACCTGCTGAATGACCGAGCTCTGCGCCGGAACGCCATTATTTGCAAAAAATGGTGACTCCTGCGGCGCCAGCTTCAGATTCTGGATCAGCGTCGTAAGATAGATGGAGTCGTTGAAGCCATTTTCATCCGGCACCACCAGCACCCACTTGCCATTTGCATCTCTCCCGTAGGTTCTCATTGCGTGATATTCCCGTTGAAAGTGGTGGTTGGGCCCCCGGTATTTGAACCGCCATTACCGTTTGAATGCTGATGAGTATTCACCCATGCAACCAGTGCGGCCCAGCCGGCATGCATAATCGCCGGGCTGGTACTAGCGGTTGAGTCCTGCAGCTTCCCGCTCTGGCCTGTAATGCTCCACATGCCCTGCGTAAGTGTTAGCGCCGTGCTGCCTACTGTTACCTTAAACAAATCGACAGCCGCAATCGTCACGCTGTCAGGCGTTAACAGAAACGTCGTGTTGCTTCCCTGATCCCGGATGGTCACACCCTCGGGCCCGTAGATGGTGACAACGTTACCGTCGACGGCTTCCCATTCGGTGTTACTGATCGGAAGGTATACCAGGGCACTCAGATTGGCTGGAGGGGTTAGGTCAGCGACGCCGCCGCCCTGCCCACTAACGCCGCCAAGATAGGTATCAGCTGGAATAACAATGCCTTTATCGCCGGGCTGCATTGGATAGCGGATGTACTGCGGGCCGAAGAGTGGGATAGTGACATTCGGGAAAACATATGGCGTGTCGTGCAGCTCGAAGGCCACGGTGACCATATTGCCATTCTGCTCAACAATGCTGGCCGGAAGGATTTTACCGGCGGCCTGGAACGCCTCATTAAACTTTTGCTCGGCGAACCTGTTCATGTTCCGGCCGAAATTAAGCTTCTGGTCGACACTCATTTTGTCTTAACCGCCTCCGCCGGGTATGCCTCAATTACAGTGATCCACGCTTCAGCTGTTGGCTGCCTGCTGTTACCCAGCAACCTGACCGATTGCACTACAAATTCACCGTTAAAGGCTGAGTCATCGCGAAACTGCGAGTAAGAAGACGCCTGAATCATTGGCCTGGCCTTTTCCGGCATCAGGATATGGTCGCCAGTCTGCAGATCTGCACGCATGACGCAGACAACACTGACAACGCCGAAACTGATCCATGTTGGCTGGCCGATCAGGTCATTGAATTTTATCTGGACAGGATTTTTACTCCTTTCCGTCGCGCTTATTTTCGATCCCTGATCCGGATGATTAGCGTAATCGTTATCCCACACACGGATTTCGTTGCCGTTCACCACGGCAATTTCCACACCCGTATAGCCTGGGTCTTTGATGCGGGAAAGCGAAAACGCCCGCAGGTTTTTTGCCAACTCAGTGAGGGAGCCACAGAATATTGGGCGATCGTAATTCAGGATTAGCCTGTCGCTGATGCTGATGTTCGGCCTAAACCCGCCCATCATCATGACGCATTGTGTCAGCGCAACGGAGAGTTTCTGACCCATGGACCATGGCATGGTCACCTGTAGCGGGACCATATCACCTTTGGCTGTTGTGTTAACCGGGCCAGAAACAATGATGAAGTCCAGTCGTAATTCTGTGCCCTGCCAGTTGCCGAAAACCTGAAAGATATAGCCTTCAATAGCTAGCTTTTTGTTCCCCGCACCTGCCAGTGGGAGCCCTTTTGACATGCCAACAAAGATCTGAATTTTTTTGCCATAGAGGTTCTGCCTTGCCTGCTGCATTTCTCTCGGCCCAATCCCCCATATTGTTAAATGGGTTTCACCCTGCGGGGTAGACTCTCCGAACCTGAGAATGTCAAATTCAACCATCAAGGCGCCAGGGTTGTACGCTCCATTTTTATGACTGGAGTAGTGCTGGATGACTTTATCATTGCTATCAAGAATGTTTATCTCGTAATAACGCATCAGCTTTTTACCTCAATCTGCCCGTTCTTTTCGCGCCAGATCATGGTCGTCGATGAGAAAACTCCACTTAAAAGGTTTATCCCCCCAGCAGATGTTGAACCTACGACGGCGGTATTCATGACCGTGTTGTCAGAACTATCAGTGATCAGCAGGTACCAACGCTGTGCGGCGATGTTCCACTTCATCTGACAGGTATAAACGTTCCCGTCAAGAATTGGTGAGAACGTCACGCTACGCTGCTCTCTTCCAGTAAATGGATAATTGACGGTACTCATATCCCGAACGCCCCCTGGAGTTTACCTATCAGTCCAATTACCCCCTCCGCACTACTTGCTACTGCTCCACCTAGGGCGGTATTGCCAAGAGCTGATGCCGTATTTGTCCATGATGGTGCTTTATTAGGATCCCCGGCATCTATTCTCTTAAGGAAGTTGGTAACTGCTCTGTCAGCATCAGTGGTGGTAATCAGTGGCTGCTCAAAATCCCAGAGCCAGGAGCGCTGAGGAAGCGGGTCATTACCGGTAGAGCTGTCCTTAACCGTTTTCAGGATGCAGTTGTTGTATATCAGCGACGGCGTGGCCACGATGTAAGTCCCGCCCAGGTTGGCATGCGCCTGAAGCACTGCCTGAAGCGCACTCAGCGTTACCAGTTTGGTCATGGCGCCGGTATTTTCGTTCACTGGTGCATCCATCATCAGGCTAACCCTCAATGGTTGGCCCAGAAGCGCATTGGCCGCGACAGTCTGGTTAGCGAATGGGTATTTAGCGATGTCATAGTCGACCATCGTTGCGCCCTGAACAGGACGCCAGTGACAGAAATATTTATCCAGATCGGTAAGGTTAATTGCCCCTCCGATCAGCCCAGTCACAAAGCTGGCGCTCTGGGTGAGAGCCACTATTGGCAGCATGCCGCCTGGTATAGCCTCCGCAACTCCATTGCAGAGGATGACCGGTGATATTTCAAAGCCAAGCCGGTAAAGCTCGCGAGTAAATGCCATTATCATCGAACTCCGAGTTGAGAACTGGAAACAACGGCATTCCCGCCCGTGTTGTTGTAAACGACCATTCCAGAGCCGTTCCCAGTAAGCCCTCTGTCAACAATCTGTTGCAGTAGTTGGTTGGTCTTGTTCGTGTTTTTGGCAACCTCTGAATTGTCGCTGCCATTTTCTATTGCTGGGGTTTTACGTGAACCCTGCATTTCCGCGTACTGCTCTTTAGCGCTTAGCGCAGGAACTCCGTAAATCTGCTGGTATTTTTCATTAACCCTTCCTGGATATGCGATGTTCTCGGCACTACCACGCCTGACTCCGCCGTTGTAATACCGCAATGCTTCCTCCAGATCACCACCAGCATTTTTGTTAGCCCAGTTCATCCCGTCACGCAGAACTCTTGCCCCAGCCATGATGTTATCGTGAGGATCGAATGGCTTTTCTCCCGGCTTGAAATTGTCTGGCATAACTTGCATTAACCCTTGCGCGCCAGCCTTGGAAACTGCGTTTTGATCCCATGATGACTCAGCCGCAGCCATGGCCTTTAATAGCTTCGGATCAACGTTGTATTTTTTTGCCGCCTCTTCGAAATACTCATCGTATTGAACCGGGGCAACGCCCGAAGCCAGTTTTAACTTTTTCAGCCAACCGGGAACGTTAGGATCGCTCTCACTTCCAGGGACATAATCAGGACCGCCATTCGGATCCTTGACCTTCTCGCTACCGAGTATTGTGGAATGTTTTTTCGCAAAATCACCCACACTTATTTCACCTGTAAACACCCGGATAACATCCATGACGGCAAGGGCCATCCTTTTGATGCCTGACATAAAATCATCGACATCTTTAGTGAATGCTGGTGATGCCAGGTAAGCACTAAAATCTTTAATTCCTGTGGCAAGGCTGGTTATCCATTTACCCAGTTCAGGTGACTGCAACACGGTATCAATGGCGCCAACCAGCGCTTCAGAAAGCTTGCTCAGTTGTGGGGTTAACGGGCCGAGCCCGCGCACAAACGCATTTCGAATACTCTGGCTACTGTAATCCAGTTGGACGTTGAAATCCTGCCACTGCCGCGCCTGCTGATCGGTGATCTGCAGTAACTTCGCATCCTTCTGCGCCCGGCGCTCCATCGCATCAATTTCTTCATCGCTCATGTTTTTAAAGCGATTCAGGTCATCCAGGCTGAAAAAGTTCGTCAGGCCGTAGGCGTTGGCACCCTGCAGGGTGCTGCCGTTTTTGACAAAAATGTCTCGCGCATTGCGAATCATCTGCGGCAGGAGTTTGGCCGGGTCCTGGTCTGGGTTGTTGATGCCCATAGCCTGGAATGTCCAGCGCTTTGACAGATCCATCTGGCTGTCTCGGATAGCGCCCAGCGTTCCCGTTGGGTTGCCAAGCGCTTTCTGGTAGTTAATGGCTGTCGAATCCATCGCGCCAATGCTCGTCCCGATCCCCAGAGAAGTGAACCTCTGAGAACCGGTTGTGGCCGCCAGGCGGTTAAGCCCGAAAAGACCACCTACGCCCAGCACGCCGGTAAACAGGCCGACGATACCACCCCATGACAGCAGGCTTGTGGTGGCATCCCTGATGTGCCCGGCCAGCGATTTCGCGTCCTTCGTGGCTTCACTCAAAAACCCCTTTGATGAACGAGTTTTCTTGTTGAAGTCTTCCTGACTTTTATTCGCCCGGTCGAGGCTGTCGGTAAGCCGCTCAAGCCCGCTATTTATCGACAGAATCGCGCTTGCCCCCTCAGAAAAAGCTTTAGCCAGAAGGTCACCCTCTGTTTTTGCTTTCGCCGTCTCTTTGGTGGCATCCGTGGCGCCATGCGCCAGCCCGCGCCATGCTTCAGGAAGGTCCTCTAGTGCAGCCTGATATTCTTTAAACTTCTCCATAAACGCGACAAACTTGTCGTCATTTACGTCAATATCGACAATAGACTTAGCCACCATTGAAGGAACCCCTGTCTTTTAGCGCGGAAATGATATAACGCTGGCGGTACTGCGCCGGGCTGGCGAACTCTTCGCCGGTGATTTCCCTGATTACCCGCCAGAATCCCTCATTCGACGCCCAGTCTAGGAGGGTATATATGACGTTTCCGGCTGGGCATTCTGGGTCTGGGTATCGGTAGGCGGATTCGACGTCAGCAACGAATCGCGGAACGCCGTAACGCTCGATGATACGAGTTGCCCACCGAACATGCCGATCACTGAGCCCACCGTCGGGGCGATCAGATGAGCTTTCTGAATGGCAGAGGAAACCATAAAAAAAACCACCTCACCTTCAACTTCGCGGTATTCGTCAGGGGAGATGATCCCCTGCTTCATCGCTGCGTCGAATGATGTTGTTTTCCATGTGCCGCCGTCATTCCAGACCACTGAAGTAAGGCGCTGGATCTCGTCAACGATGGTTGGAGCCTGCTGGTTAGCTTCGTCCCTCAGCTCCTGCTCACGCTGGAGCTTTTTACGGAGCATCATCGCGGCAACGCGCGCCGCGCCCAGGCCGCCGACCTGTGAGATGAAGTTTGTGAACAGGTTGCCCAGCAGCAGACAATGCTCTTCAACCACCTCATACGGGAACGGGGTCACATGCAGGTACACGATTGACCCGTCTTCCCGGGTGATGTTTGTTACCAGGTTGAGCTTTTTGTCAATTTTCACAATCAGACCCACATATTGTCGTTAGCCAGGATGTAACCGCTGATGGTCACCACGTACCCGGCATCCATACCGGTAAACGGCAGTTCGTTGAAGTTCACCAGATAAGCGTTCAGTACGGTGAAATTGCTAAGCGTGTTCGCGTCAGGGGTGATCACCACCTCGCCCAGAGCCGTATCGGTGGCGAAGCGGTTTTTGTAGCTGTCGCTCAGGCCCTGGGTGCGCAGCAGATGGACGGTGACGGTCACCTGCTGATATGGCGCCTGGCTGCCTACTGTGCCGGTAAGCGTCGGGATAATGTCCGTCGCCGGGCCATCAGGACGCATACTGATGGCGTCCTTGCCAAGGTAAGAGGCGGTGATGTTCAGCGCAGGTACGTCAGTTACCGACACCGCGCCGCGCACACGATTAAGGAATCCCTGCGGTACTAATGGGTTTGCCATTTTTTACGCCCCTACAAAGTTGGTTACGTTCACGTTAAACGTGATGGATTCGAAGCCGCGGCGCGGCGTCATTACGGCGCTCAGGCCAGCGTATTTTCCAGCGGCGTAATCGGACGGATTCAGGCTGGTGTAATTCGCGAACGACACGGCGTTGATCACCGCGTTACCGGCATACGTGCCTTTCTCGTATTCGGTGTTGAAATCCTGCTGAGTCAGGCCAGCACCAATCACGCGCCCGAGGATCAGGCCGTAACTGATGCCGTTGCGGAGCGTCTTCAGCGCTCGGCGCTGCAGGCGGTCGATACCGTTCTGCTCGTAGTACAGCGGGTTAACAGTGGTGTTTGACCCGTTGATGATTTCGTTGGCCAGATCGAGCTCGAGGTTGATTGCAGTCCATGCCACGGAATACCAGTAGTTGAACGGATTGCCGTCCAGCATGTGACCTGCCACCAGCATTTTGTTGCTCAGCCCACCTTCCGCGGCGGTGCCGACGTAGTTGATGCTGTTGTCCTGGAGCTGTTTAAGCAGCGTGCCATTACCTTCGACCGGATACTCTGTAACCCCGTAACCAAATCGGTACGCCATCGGCGGCACCATGTTTGACGAGCCAGGGTCGTTTGCCAGAGAGGACTGGAACGGGAACGCCATGGAAAACTCGCCAGCAGGAATATTTGGCGATTCCACGCCAGCACACACAGATTTATTCTTGGTGGCGACCCAGTCCGGATAAGTAGCGGTGGTAGTGGTGATGAAGAAATAAACCAGTGATGCCGGGCTGGTATACAGACCTGTCAGGGTCTTGAACGTCGTTTCACCGTCCCATTCACGCGGCACCAGGTACGAGAAGAATTTCTGGTAGGTGTTACCCAGAGAGATATCCTCATCGATGAAGTCGGCCAGTGCAGCCACAGCAGCAGCCACAGACACATCACCCAGCTCCAGTACGTAGACCGCGCGGGTTGATCCCTGCGCCCAGAACGTGGTGTTCATCTCGATGATTTCGTTTGCCGCTACGGTTTTCACCGTACCCATAACTGTTGCCGTGCCAGGGTCTGTCGCCAGCGGGTAAGTGAAGGCGGTAGCAGTGGTCGCGGTGGCTGTGACGGCGCGGTTATACGCTGTCGGGGTAACGCCAGATACAACCAGCGGAATAGTGTCACCAACTGTCCACCCATGCGCTGCTGACAGGGTCACGGTGACCACGCCAGTTGCCCAGGCGATTGTTGAAATGGTCTTTGCCGGCGAGGTAATAGCCTTCAGATCGTCTTTGGTCGTCAGGAGCTGATACTCTCCTGCCGCCAGGGTGGTTCCGCCCATGGAGATCATTGCGCCGGATTTGAGCAGCTGAGAGGGCTTCGGTGGGTTGGTCACCGAGACGTTAATGTTAACAATTGCCATTTATTTATTTCTCCGGGTAAATGGACGGAATCGCTGACGTGATCAGCTTGCGCGCGACGTTCCGCATACGCTGCTGGTAATAGTTGACTTTGAACTTGATGGTTTTTCTCATGGCTATGATGTTCAGCTCGTTCTGCGTGACGCGCTCGTCCTGAACAACCGGTATGTTCATCACACCCATTTCCGCGTCGTCGCCGAGCGTGTACTGCTGTACGTACCTCAGGAAATCTTCCACTCCGGCATTACGCAGCCCAGTGATGGATATCGTCACATCCTCGGAAACCAGCTGATACTGGTTCTGCTGCTCATCGAGGTAAAAGCTCCCGGCGATCGGCGCTGTGTTGCTACATTTCACCGTTGCATACGGCGGTGAAAGGTTCTGCGTCGACAGCATGGCCGGGAACATCGGCATGTACTGGCTCAGCGTCAGCCATACCGGCAATGAGCTCGAAACCACAACGTCCGACAGGTCGATATCGTCGGCTGAGTTGATGATCTGCGATCGCATGTAGGGGAAGATTGCCTCCCCTGTGTAGTGGTAGAGGTTGGCCTGTTCGTTCAGCCCGGTGCGCCGGGAGAAAGAAAACTGGATGCCGAAGAACTCGCCGATATACAGGACATCAGATCCGATATCGTTGAACGGGTCGATGTCCGCCTGCGCAGTAAACGTCACGACATTCCGGTCATAGAGTTGCTCATCGTCCTGAATGGTTTCCGTCGTCAGGTGCAAATAGCCCTTAACGTCAACCGTATCCGGCTCGCTGCTGGGGTCGTCCGACAGAACAGAAGCTTTCACCCAGAAGACGAAACCATCGAGGGGCAGCGCCTTGCGGATATACTTCGTGAACGTGACCACCTGAAAGCGGCTCAGGTCGTCAAGACCCTGCGTCAGCGTGGCGTTAAGCTCGGTTTTTGCAGTTTGCTGCAACTCATCCAGGGAAGGCATTTAGCACCCCGCTCACCCAGGCGCACATCGCCCCTTGGTAGGTTCCGGTATCAATGAATGAAGGGCGAGGTTTCGGCCCTTTTCCGCTCTTGAATCGCTTCGAAATACCCTCCAGCGCGCGCTTCGTTGGCACTCCAGGCAATCCGTTCATTTCGGCGTTGTCGAGGAATCCGACGAACAGGTCATGGATCTGTGACATTGATTGTCGAAAAGGGTCACTCTGTGGCGGGAAGCCTGCAATCAAGTTTTCCAGTTGTTCCGCCATGTCCTTTGCCATCAAATCAGCGATGTCGTTGCTGTACCTGTCGAAAAACGTCTGCATGATCTGGTACTTTTCCTCCAGATACTCGGCGACGTCTCCTGTTGTGGTGTTCTCATCCTCATACGGGATATCAATCACCCCCAGGTGGAAGGTGATCATGACAGCCCCCACAGGCTGCCGAACTGCTGGGCAATCATCAGGTACCGTCGGCCCCATGGGTCCTGCAGCATCTGCAGGTCAGCCAGTGACAGGTCTTTGAAGAAGTCCGGCACCAGGCGCTGAGCGCTGGTTGAGTTATCTCCTGCACCAGTAATCACGCCAGCCTTGAAATCGTTCAGGCCATACGTTTTCCTGAATTCGGCGAATACCGATTCCGTGCCATAGTTGACCAGGAAAGACGCGCCCAGGTTGTACACGGCAACGGTGTACAGGTTCGGCGTGACGCACGCGATATCAGGGTTTACCCACTCAACCGCGCCGCCATATGCCAGGGTGAAAGACGGCGAGTCGTCGGGAACCTGCGCGGCGGTCACGCCCATGTCAGTTCGAACGAATTCGATGAATCCCGACAGGCTCGTTGTCATTTTTTCTTGCTCCCGGATTTTTCAGTCACGATTGTTTCGTTAACCGTTGGGGTGTCTTCGCTGTCTTCGCGGCCTTTCGCCTGCTCAGCGCTGACTTCCATTTCGCCGGAATAGCCGGTACCGCTGTCACGCAGAGAGCTATCCAGAGCCGCTACGGATGCCTGGCGGCGGCCGTGGGCTCCGCGGGTAAGGTGAATGTCGTTATCGCGGATTGCTTTTTCGATTACCGACGCTGAAACCGGTTTGCCAAGGCTGTAACACAGGCCGACAAACGCCTGGCTCTGGTCGATTTTCGTCGAGTCAACCAACCCGTAAACCTGGTGGTGCTGCACTACTGCATCAACTTCTTCGGTCGTGCCATCCAGCACCATCATCTGATCACCGTGGTTAATCGGGATCTGAATAAGGCGACCAGTCTCAATCTTGCGATAGGCAAAAATCTGGCGCTGTTTGGTGGTGTTAGCGATATAGAGTTTCATTGGTTACCCTCGTAAAAAAGCCCCTGCTGAGTTTCCCCGGCAGAGGCTTAACCACTTCAAGAATGGATTAGGCGCTGTACGCCATAGACAGGATGGTGATGGCTTCCGGACGAACTGCCCAGCCTGCGGTAGAGCGCATTTCGGACAGAACATCAATGGCACCACCGGCGATCGGCGTCGGAATTTCACGCGGCGCCGCCATGTCGGTGAACATCAGCGCGTTCGCGGCAAGAGACGGGGTCAGCTTGGCGAATTCGTTGGTGTTCACAGTCGAGTTGACCATCGGAACCTCAACCTCAGGGATGGTGATCACCACCGCGTCGGTACCGCCAGCGCCTGCGCCGATCAGGGTGTCGTCATACACCCAGTCAACCTGGACGTTTGCGCCTTTCAGCACTTCTTTCACAGTGCCGCCGACGGTGTCAGTACCGCCACCAGGACGCTGGTAAGAAGTCAGCTGGACGATCTGCTGAATCTCCATGGCGCCGAGGACGCGCTGCGGCCCCAGGATGGTAATGCGAAGCTGGCGGCCCAGCTGCATGGTGCGGGTCAGCGCTGCCTGTACATGACCAAGCAGATACACAGCCATCTGGCCGTGGTCATAGGTCAGCACAGTGGTGTTGCCGTTGCTGTCCGGAGGCAGGGACTCAGTGGTCGCGCCAGCGGTGTTCAGCAGGCCTTCGCCACCAGCAGGGTTCATGCCGTACAGCAGAGCAGAGCGCAGCTGCTGGAAAATGCCCTGACGCATGCCCAGGCGCTGAGCTTCCGGCAGTGCAAAGTTCCAGTTACCGGCAGCGGCCATGTCATGGTGATCGTAGATACCACGGCAGCGGAACAGGTAGGTTGGGGTGGAAATCATCTTCGCATCCAGCGCCACGCTCGGCAGCTGGTTACCGTTACCGGACTGGCTGGACGTGGTCTGGGTGCGAATATCCAGGCGGCGCATGTAGACGTACTGATCGCCTACGCCGAGACGGACTTGCGGGTTACCGCTGGCGATGGTTTCAAACGCACCTGACGCCTGCTGGTAACCAATGATCATCTCCGGCGCGATGTACGACGGATTGACGATGGTGTAGCTGGGGGTAATTGCAGCCATTTAATTCAGCTCCCGATTAAAGTAAGACCAGCGCGCAGCTGTCGGTGTTGTTCCAGGTCAGGAAACCAGTCGCGCTGTCATAGCTGACAGTCTTGGAGTTGCCTGATTCGATGGCGAGCACTTTTACCGGCAGCGTGATGTCGGAAAGCGTAACTGCGCCGATGGTGCCCTGCGTTGTTGCAGCGCCGCCTGGTGCAGTTGCCGGGGCGTAGGTGAAGGTTGTTGAGCTTGGAACAGACAGCACTACCACAGTGCCGTTGTACGCCGCAGGAGCGACGCCGCTGATTTTCACGTATTGTCCAGCAGTAAGGCCGTGTGCCGATGCGGCGGTGGCCGTAGCCACGCCAGAGGCATAGGTCACAGCGGTTGTCGCGATGTCAGCACCAGAGAAACCGGCCGCCGCCGCGGTGGTGATCTGGTTGTTCACAAAATCCCATGCCAGCGGAGTTTTCACTGACGCGCCGGAGGTACCCAGCGCGACAACCTGCGCAGAAGCTTTCAGCGGCACGCGCATGTTAGAGCCCAGGCGGTAGTACGAAACGCTCATGCCTGATGCGTACAGCGGAACCGGTGACTGAGGCGTGGTCAGGCCGTTGTGAGCCTGATTGAAGACGGTGAAACCTTCCAGTTCGGCAACAGACACAGCGCGACGGATGATTGAGCCGCGCGGACTTGAGCTGGTACCAGGCAGAAGCTCAGCAACCGGCAGACCGCCCCACAGTGGTTTGGTTTCCGTTGCCGCCACGGTGCCCGCCGCCAGATTGAAGCGGTTAGCTGGGTCATCGAGCGCCACACCCTGAATATAACCGTCGGACTGCACGCCGAAGGAACCCAGCGCGTTCGTGGTTGCCATCGGGTTAAGAGATAAGTTAGCCATGCTTGAGAGCTCCCGTTAAGCCTGGTTGTTGAAACTGGTGACCTGACGCTTGCCGGACTGGAACGGAGCCCAGGTGGCAGCAGGATCGCCTTCGAAGGTGCTGATCTGGCGACCGGTCGCATCAGCGCGTTTAATTTCGCGCAGCATGCCAGGTCCAACAGACAGGCTTGCCGATTTCTGCGCGTCGGCGTAAATCGTCTTCTCTGCCACGCTCAGCAGGGCTGAGTCAGCGATGGAGGACAGGTCGACGGATTTGAAGTCAGGCGAATGCTCCTGCAGCTGGATCATCAGGCGGCGGCGATATGCCAGCGGCTTTTCACCAGACAGCGGCACCGGCGCGCGCTTGCCAAAGCAAGAGAACACGCTATCGGCCTTCACCTGTGCATCGGCTACTTCGTTACGCTCTTCATCGCTCAACTCGGTTGGGATGCGGGAGCGCAGGTCGGCGATCTCCTGGCGCAGCTGAGAGTCAGCCTTTTCTTTCGCCATGCGTTCGGCCTCTTCCGCGTCGGCCTTCTCTTTGGCGTCGGCGTCTGCTTTTTCTTTGGCAGCCTTTTCTTCAGCTTCAGCTGCATCAGCTTTTTCTTTTTCCTCAGCGTCAGCTTTCTCTTTAGCTTCGCGCTCTTCAGCGTCAGCTTTTTCTTTCGCATCGGAGTCGGCCTTTTCTTTCTGCATGTCTGCCAAGCACTCACGCATTAGGGCCTTCAATTCCTCTTTGTCCATCTTTTCAGCCTCGTTTGGAATGGAATCAGATTTAACACCAGTAGGGGCAAGGAGCTTGTCCCATACGCCCTGTTCACAAATTGCAACGTGGTCGAGCAATACCGGGGAACCTTCCACCAATAGAGGCTGACCGTCGATTTTGATGATTGAGTCCTGCGTTTCGCTGTACGTGACGGTTGGCGAGGTGCTCAGCTGCCGTGTCGCCATAATTTCGGCGGCTTCAGCGTCGTACACCCGTCCAATAGTCCAGACCTCGCCATTATCAGCAACCCAACTGTTCGTCAGGGTTCCGATAACACGCTTCGCAAATTCATCGCTATCGAGCTTGTTTTTCTCCGGGTGCAGCCAGATAAGCGGTACACCGGCAACTCGCTGGAGAAACTCTGGGGTGAGATAGTCGTCCGGGTTACGGAAGGCCATCTGTTGATCTGCAGAGCGCCAGGTAACCCCTGTTCCGGTTACCCGGATGGCGAACATCCACATGTTGATAAAGAATTGCGGGCTGCTTAGCGTCCCGTCAGCGATGAGCGCGGCCACCTCGGTTTCATTGAGCGCCTGCTGCGCCAGCATCTCAGCGAAGGGCTGATGAAGCGGTTTTGGCAGATCGTCAATGTGGAACCATCCGGCGGCCAGCGATTCGTCGTTAAGCTTCGCCTCGAACCTCTCCGGCACCTCGGCGCGAAACGTCAGATAATCGCCGTATACGCTGTGCGGGGTCAGCGGGCCATCGTACTGATAGCCCACCTCTTCCAGCACCTCGCGGCGCGCGGCATCAATGGGCAGCTCGCCCGGCTCTACCGTGCCGCCAGGCGGGCACCACGTACCATCATCCGAACGCTGGATCAGGAAGGCGTACTTACCCTGACGGAACATTATCCCGCTGCCAAAAATAGCCACGTTTTAATGCTCCTATGCTGCTTTCTTCATCGACTCCATGAACTTCTGCCCCTTCTGGGTCAGCATGTATTCAGGAATGCTTCGGAGGTTGTAGATGTAGGTCACATAGCACTGGCAAAAAACCTCTTCGCCAGGCTGCGTGATTTCGTCGAGGTAACCGGCAGGACCGGCTTTCACGTACCCGTTTTTTTGCGCCCAGTTCCCGCGAATCAGGTAATACAGCTGATCGCGTTCCTTGTGGTCCTCGCGGAAGTCATACCCCGGCCGCCGCCAGTGGCTGTGCCATATCGCTGCAATCGCGTTGTTGCTCGTTGCGATCACGTTGTCGATGTTGGCTATCAGCTTATGGTTCTGGTCGATCATCACCCGGCGCGCTTCATAATCCACCTTCTCAGCGGCCTTCTGAATGTGCGCTGCAGTCTCCCGCATCGTTCCCTGAATGCCGGTCAGTGCAATGCTGTCGACTGAGGGAATGCTGCTGGCCCAGCCGCTAAACCGCGACAATGTGGTGTCGATGGCTTTTTTGCGGTTGAGATGGATAAGGTCGGCGCTGGCGAGGATCCGCCTGTCGAGTTCCGTCCGCAGCTTCGGCTCAAGGTAGTTGAGCGTAAAACGGGATATGCCATGGTGGCGCTTCAGCGCGCCAGCACGCCCCACCTGCAGGTCGTATGCTTTCGTCAGGTTGCGGGTGACCATTGCCATGTAGTCATCGGCGGTTTCGCTTTCAGCGGCCTGGCGGATAATAGCCTGCCAGCGCTCCAGCTCTTCCCGGGATGAGTAGCCGTTGCGGAGAAAGAACTTCACCGCGTCTCTCACTGTTCGGGTGAAAGTGTTCATAGCATCATCCCGCCGCCCGGCTCTTCAGCTTTCGGCGGCTCCGGCGGTGGGTTATCTTTCAGCGAGTCGTAATCGAGGTTAAGCCGCTGAGGGAATAGGTTCTCGTTGGCGTTGGCGTTTTCACACGCCCACTCGATCAGCGTTGCGCGGTTTTCCGGGTCCGCCGTGAGCTGCGGAAGCACCGTTTCCAGCATGCTGACGATAGCCTTAAAGCGTATCTCGTCGACCTTCACCTTCTCGCTTTCCGGCTCTTTCAGGGAGGACGGCCAGCGATATTCGAAGTTGTTTATCCAGCTCGCGAAATACACGCTATAGGTGTTTTTCAGCTCCGGGAAGTCAGCACGCAGCGACTGGAAGAATTCAATGCTCCAGGCGCGGTACTGGCACACACGGATGAAGAACGCGTAAAGCGGGTCAAGCCACTCCCGGATGTTGTCGATGTACACCGCCACGGCGCGGGCATCTTCAGTGCCTTCGCCGAAGCCCTGGGCGAACGTCTCAGAGTTGAGGATGATCGCCGGCATATCAGCGGCGGCGGCTATGTTCTCCAGAATATGCTTACGCGCAGAGTCGAGAGGTTTTTCAAGGTTGCTCAGGTCTATCGACTCAATACCATCCTGCGGTCCAATCTGCAGGACCTCGCCAGTTTTGCCTCGCTTCAGCAGCATGCGCTTGAATCCACCCAGCGCCTGCATAACTTTGTTAACAACCGCGCCAGCGCCTGCAATTTTGGTAATTAGCAGTCCGCCTTTAACCGCTACCATGTCATCAGTGCGCATGGTCTGAATAAAGGATTTTAACGGGAAAAGCGCACGCTGATACACGCTGCGACCGGTGAACCCGAACGCTGCAGGGTTGTAAGCGAGATAAATTGGATCTTCGTTCTGCGCGACTATGCAGCGAGATTTGTGATACGGCTTGCCCGCCACCCGGATGCCGTCGACTTTCTGGAAGTCCTGGGCGTTCGGGTCCTGATTCAGCACGATGCTGCCCGCGGTGTTCAGCGGGTCCAGGATGTTAAAGCTGACGTTGTGCTTGTACAGCGTGCGGTAGTCCAGCGATTCATTCGGCTCCTGGTTATCCACCAGCATTGCAATCGCAGAGACGCCGTAAATACGGGCGATGCGCGCGGCGTTGGCGATGTGCTGATTAGCACCCATAGTTTTCCATTCGCGTTCGAATGCGTCTCGCAGGCGCTGCTCAAGTCCATAGGACTGGGCAACATGCACGGTGCGCGGCTCATTCATCGCCATTTTAATCGGGCGATCCACCATCTTGCCGCCCAGGGGGTGGAAGAGATAAATCGTCTTGCAGGCCTGATACCCAGCAGAGGATCCTGGCTGAATATCGTCGCTGTCCAGCAATGCCATCAACTCGGGAGAGCAGCTGCCGATTTCGAAATCGTCTTCGTTCATTGGTTCTCTCGTCAGATTGCGTCGCCGCTGCCGAAGGCGATGATCAGCCCGTAGGTGTAATCATCGAGCAGGTCATCGGCGCGCTTATGCGCTTTCTTGTCGGCAAGGTGGAATCGGGAAACCTGCTTGTGCAGATGGTTTGCTGTCTCGCCCTTGAAGACGGCTGTCTTCTCGTAGGCGTGTCGTGATATTTTCGCCAGGCCGCGGTAGTGGTAACCGGAGGCCATAATGGCGCGCTCGTCCTTTCCTTTGCTGGTCAGAGCGGACTCAATTTTGTTGACCGGCCATCCCAGGCTTTCGCCTTTCTGCAGGAGGATGCTGCCCATGCTGGCGTCTTCGATGAACACGCCGAGGCTGCCGTTGATGGCAACGCACTGACCGGAAAGCTCGTTGAGTCGGTCGAATACCGACGGCATCCACGTTTCCAGCAGCGCGCCGTCAATCTGCACCACATCCCAGTCGAGAATGGTGAGGCGCTGAATGCCGGGCCGGGTGTCGACGGCGTAATACACCACTGCCGTACCGTCATGTTCTGAACCACCTTTGACGGCGGTATCCATGACAGCGAAGACGGCCTGGCACATTTCAGGGTAATCGACAGGCTGATCCTGATTCTCACCCTCGAACCATTTGCGGACGTCGAACAGCGAAGCGGCGGACCAGTCGACGAACTCGGCCAGGAACTCCTGGCGGAATACGCGCGGGTCAGTTTTTTCCCTCTGCTGCTCCAACTCCTCCGGCGGAACGAATGGGTTTGAAGATGTCGGCGCGTGGTGCTCGATAAAGCCCAGCGATTTATCGTGACAGATGGCGTAGAAGAAGTTCTCTTCGTCCACCCCGTCAGGAGTTGAAAACACGTAGGCCCGGCCTTTCGTCGTCAGTAGCGTTGGCTTAATCGACTTCGGCCAGATCTCCTTCAACATCTCAGCCGACTTGGTAAAAGCAGCCTCGTCTATCAGGACCACTTCGTACTCACGACCACGGCCCGCCAGTTTGTTGTCGTTGGTGACCCAGAAGTCAATCTTCCCGCCGTTCTTCAGCAGGATTCGCTTTTCGCTGCGACTGGAGCTTTTAATGATTGGCTGAAGAACTTCGACCAACTTGTCGAATATCTCCTGATACTGGCGATACTCAGCGGTGAAGATACCGACGCGTCCGCCCAGTTCAATATCCATGCCCGGGCGTTTAAATTTGCTGGTCGCATATGATACGGCAGCGCTGACGAGCATGAAGGTTTTTCCCCAGCGACGACCGCAGCGCACAGCGTTAAGTCGCTCACCCCAGGAATCAGACCAGACCTTTAACTGCCCGTCATGCAGCGTCGGGAGGTAAATGTCGGCCATATCATCTTCCTGGTATCGGCAGGGTGTTGTGAACGACGATCGCGTTGTCTTTGTCGCCATCCTTCATGATGTCGATTTCCATTTCCACTTTCTCAGTGGCGCGTTCGCGGTAGGCAGCATCGACCTGAAGCTTCGCTATTGAGCCTTTGGTGTACTCCAGCGACTCGATGCGCTGCGTGTTCCGGTGCATGGCCTTTTCAGCAGAGGAAATCAGCGAGTGGAGCTCTTTCGCCTTTTCGTCCGTTGCCAGCTCCAGCTCAGCCTGCCAGCGCCCGATGTTCTCCGCCGCCGTCAGGTTCGCCGCGCGCAGCCAGAACAACTCATCGTCGAGCGTGAGCAGCTTTGCGTCTTCGGTGATTGCGTCAGACAGGAGCATCCTACGACCGTAGCCGCCGTGCTTCAGTGCATTCTGGTTGCCCGGCTGGAATGCATTCGTCGGCGGTGCAGTGCGGGATCCGCGTATCGGTTTCGCGTCTCGGGAATTTTTGGCGCTGCCTGTTTCACGGTCGGATTTTTTCACCTTCCCGGATTTACTGGCCTCACCCTTTCCCTTCTGCGAATTCGCACCTTTTTTCGCAGCTTCTTTCTGCGATTTCGCACCATACGACGTTACTTTGATGTAGCGTTTCGCAGATGCGTAATTCAGTCCCTGAGCCTGGCACCAGTCTTTGGGGGAAATACCTGTTTTGGCATGCTCGGCGAGGAACTGGTCTTGCAGTGCTCCCCAGTCCGGTTTTGCCATAATACTTACCTCACGTTGACATTATCGAAGCCCCTCAGTGAAGGGCTCCTGTAATGCCTGCTCAGTCTTTCAGGAACTCTTTCGTGTTGACTGCAATTTCCCCGGTAAAGAGCACTGCACTGGTGCAATCAACGATGACCGATGCGTGAGGATTGGCGTTTTCGTTCAGCCATTGGATCAGCGGCTTTGCTGCTGCTTCAAAACTGGCCTGGTCATAACGCGGTGCATTGCTTTGTTCTTTTTCCACTTTCTCATCCTCATTGTGAAATCCCCGCTACTGCGAGGCTCGTTGTTCTTCTATCTGCCTAATGGCATCAATCTGGCCGTTGCAGTTCTCAATCGAAAGCAGTAGTGCTTAGCCACTTACGGCTTACCCGTCAGCAAGATGTGATCACCATCCTTGCGGGGTTACACAGATCATTATCGAAGCCCCTCAATGAAGAGCTTCTGTAATGGCTACTTCGTTTTTGCTTCCGCTCTTTTACGGCGGCGCTCTTCTTTCTTCTCGGCGTTTGCCATGTCCATGAATGCCTGCATGATCGAGTTCCTCATCATGTAACTGACAAAGTGATGATTGACGCAGCCGTTGAGACGGAGTTGCTCGCCAAACTGATCAACCGAGGCCAGCACTTCCATCATGCCCTTCTCGCCTTTCATGAACTCAGAGAAGTCTCGCCCCGCTCTGGAGGCGCATTCGATGACGCGATTATTCATCCTTGAAGCCCTGGGATCGTAATCTGCAGCTGATTAGCAAGGGTGTTAATCTCAGCGACCAATACAGGCTTCGTATAACGCCATGCTGCGAGTCCTTGTCCGCAGAAGCTCGCCATGTCCTTTTTCTGGTCAAACTCATGGCACTTCATGTTGAGCTGCGCACTTAAGCTGTTGCGATGCTGAAGTTCTCCAGTGAAGTAGTCATCGAGGACTTTATAGGCCGCGTACTTGAACCCGGGGTTTAACCAAGCCGCATAATCGTAAGCAACAAACTTCCCGCCATATGTTCCACCGTGTACACCGCGCTCAGTGAAAACCACAGATTCGTGGTTTTTCTCCAGCTCGGCCAGGAACTCTTTTGTCTGCTTGTTTCGCAGATAGTGGTAAGGCGACTCAGCATCACTTTTGCCACTGGCTTTCCACATATCGGTGAGGCAGATCATGCCGTCTTCCCCGACACGGATTGGTTGATTGAAGAGGGTTAATGATTTCATTTCGCTGATACCTTTTGGTGGTTGAGCCTGTTCTCGTAGATACGGGCAGCCCAAGAGCGGTCAGCGTTACCACTGCCCTATCTCAAGCTCTACCCCGAAAGGCTCTTGGTTGATATGCGCACGAGAATGCGCGGTTTACTGCGGACATAAAAAAACCCGACCGAAGTCAGGCTCTGTTATTTGGGTAACGAATCATTTAAGACACTGCTCTTTGATGTAGTCCTGCATGCCGCGAATCATCTTGTCAGCGGTTGCGATTCCGTCCCGGTGATCGAAATAATTCCGTCGAGCGTCTGGAGTAAGTTCGGGGGCTCCTGCATCATCCACGCCGGTGGAGGAGGTGGCTTTTGGCACTCCAGGGCAGGTTGCGGCGATGCGCAGCCGTTTAGCGCCAGAATCGACATCCCGACGCAAATCGTTAATGGTTTTTTTCGCATCGGACAATTCCTTCGTGTATTTGGCATCCAGCGCAGCGACATCACGCTGGCGCACCTGCATATCTTTGATGGTGGCGTTAGCTAAGCTGAGATTCTTGGTGGCTTTGTCTCGCTGGTCTTTGTAGGTGATGGCGTTGTCGCGGTACCGGTTTACGAAGAACGCCAGCACGCCGATTAACGCCAGCACACTCAGTTGCAGCCAGTAACGCTTAACCAGCGCGCCAATCACGACAGGAACAGAGCGCGCTCCGCCTCACGCCGACGGGTCAGTCCATTCAGGACTTTTCCACCAGCTTTATTCCAGCGCAGGAACTCATCGGCAGCGCCAGCGTAATCACCGGCGTTGAGTTTTCGCAGGAGAGTCGATGTCGACAATGACCTGGCGCCGAGGTTATACGTGAACGACACCAGAGCATCGAATTGCCCCTGAGTCATTCCAACTTTGACCAGGCGGGACACGTCACTTTCGTATCTGACCAGTCCAGTCTTCAGCAGACGCTCTGCCGTTTCCTGCTTAATCGTCATCCCGGCGCGGATTGGTTTGCCGTCGACAGGTTGAGTCCAGCCATAGCCGATCGTCCACACTCCGACGCTGTCCTGGTACGCGGTGAGCTTGCAGCCTTCGAACTGCTTGATCAGGGCAATGCCTTTATCACTGGTTTGCATCACCACCCCCAAAGCGAGAATTAAATACCCGGGAAGCCATAACCTTAACCTGCTCTACGCCAACAAATCCGAGCGCGCCGCCGATAGCAATCGACAGGGACTGTGGGAGGTTGAAGTAATCAAGGGCTGACACAGCAGTAAGGGTCAGAGCCCCACAGATCGCCCCCTCAAGGAGCATTTTCTTCCACCCGCCACCGCCGTAAGCGATTCGCAATGCGGCCATGGCAACCGATAGCAATACGGCACCCATCGGCGTTTCGCCACGCCACCAACTGTGGAGTAGTTCGATAAACTCCGTCCAGGAGTGGGGATCGTTATGCATTTTCATAGTCTCTAACCTCCGGCTTAAAAGCGGGGGCTGTGTGTTTGAAAGGGGGCAGGCCCTCGGGACGATTTAACAAGTAGGCGTGTCGATGATGGTTCCCGGGACCTGAAAATAAAAAAGCTCGCGAGCAGCGAGCAATGTGAGGGTTTTGCAATGCCGGCTCTATGGCCGAAGGGTCCCAGGTAGTGGGTTTGGTTTGTGGTGGCCGGTGCTGATCTCCGGCTTTCTCTGGCATCGTGTGCCCCAAGACTTTTCTCCAGAGATAGCGCAGTCCTCATTAAGGGGGTGCCGTCTCTAGCGCATCAGCCTGCGCATTCACCACAACGGAAAGAGCGCTGGTAATCTGTAGCGGGTGGTTAGTCGCGCGCGCCGACGTGACGCGCGGCCCATTCCAGCATGGTCAGCGCTTTTTCCTGTTGTGCAGAAATGAAAAAGCCACCGGCGTTAACCAGTGGCTCTAAATTATTGGTGATGGCTCAAGTCGCGTTTTTGCTGTCGCCACACAATTCAGCTTTTGGGCTTTCGATGTCCCCGATTCATGAGCGCTGTCATCTTGCACTTCATCACCTCAACGAAGGCATTAACCCATCGTTAGAATCGAGATTAACCAAAAATCGCCACTTTGTAAATAGATTTCCTACAGAAAGTTAATCCTGTAGGAAATATTTCTCATTGCGTAACTTTTTTGAGCATGCTGTTGGCATATTCCTCCTGCTTGAGGCACTCGCCAACCAGGCTTTCGAAGAAGTCTTTGTAGGATCGGCGCCATGTCGTCTCCGGTATTTCGATAACGTTTTCACTAATGAATTTGCGGACGCTTTCTGGAAGCAGACGCGAATAACCACGACCATTGCAGCGTGAACATGTTTTGTTGGCCGGTACGCCACCTTGCTGACGTGTCTTCTCTTCGTCCAGTACGACACCCTTCCCATTGCAGCGGCATGCGTTGCTGACCACGCCCTTCCCTTTGCATTTTTGGCAAAGAACATTCACCGTCTCCCGTTTCTCTTTCAGGTGTGGTCTTCCAATGTGCTTCATGGTCATGACCTCTGCTTCAACGAAGCGATCACCATTGCAGCAGTCGCACGTGCGGGTGCTGGCAGCGCTGCGGGAGTAGTCCTCGAAGGCAAAGGTTGCGAGCAGTTGCATGACCTTCGGCTTAACATCAGATTCAAGTTTGCGTAGGGCGGCCACCTTGTCGCAGTTCTTCAGCGCGTACTGAGTAAGCAGATCAACCGCCTTATCACGGTCAAGGGAACTTATACCCATTTTCCCCAGGAAAGCGGTGTATCCCATCGATGCTCGTTCCTGAGTCATCCCCATGGCTGCCATTACGTCCGTACCAGTCAGAGAGTCAGACGCAGTAGCGCGAGGAGAATCACTGATCATGGTTGATTTTGCGAAGTGGAACTTCAGCGTGTTCTCAAGGTTCATTATGCGGCTTCCTTCTGTGGCTGGTTGGTCTGAGTCTGGCTGTGCTTTGCTACTGGCGGCAGGTTCGCGCGCTTAACGCTTTCGGCCTGATATCGGGTTATCTCGTCTCTGGTCACGGCGCGCACTCCCCAATAATGATCTGACCCTTCTCTCCCCAGACCTTTGTGATGCGGCAATCCCAGATGTGAGCATCATCCTCATAAAGCGCATCCATCAGGGCTTTCAGCATGTTGTCGCAGTCTGGCTTGGCCTGGTGGGGCTTCCCGGCGAACTCCGCTCGTTTCTTCTTACTCCAGCTTGGTGGCATTGGTAGGACGAATGTCACATGTGATCCGGATTCAGGCATGGTCAACTTGCGCAGGCGGACCTCATCGCAAAAAGCGCGGTAACGCATTACAGGTGGACGCTGCTTCCACTTATCCGCGCGGGTCATGCGAGGCTTGCCGATTGGTGTGATGTCGTAGATTTTCATGCAGGCACCACCAAGCCACGACGGGCAATCTGAATAATGGTCAGGACGATGGCGCGATCCATTAACTGGCGGCGCTCGTCACGGCTAAGCCCCTTCCCGTTATCAATCTCTGAATGACAGGTGACGCAGATAGCAGCGGTGGCGCAGTCGTCTGTTTTCATTCCGATACCTTTACCCTCGTTGCGGTGCGCCACCTGCACGCCCCACGCTCCGCACAGGACGCATTGCTCAATCTGGCCGACTGCGGCTAGCCATTTTTTATTGCGGTAGGTGCTACGCATGTTTCCTCCGTGCCGCGAGACGCAGCCATTTCTGATCCACCAGGCGGGCGGTGTAGTCTTTCAGTGTCGGGATGTCGGACGGCTTAACCACTGGCTTGCGCTGGCGGCGCGCCGGAACGCGAAAGATTTCGTTTGTGATGACGCGGGAAAGTGGAGTTGACATCAGGCCTCCTGCTTATCGCGCAGCACCTGGAATTCGCTGCTTTGAGGGATGGTCAGGACGAGACCGAATTGCGCACACCACCGCTCCACCTGACACATGAAGTGGTGCATATCGCCGGTATCAAGATCGGAGGTGTGGCGGAGCTGGCGTTCTACCGTTTTCTCCCCGGTAGTGAAGTCGGTGTATTCAACGTCTTCGTACCCGAGAAAGGTTTTTTTGAGGTTGCGCTTTACCCATTCCTTGGTGGCGTCAGTGCGGCCGGAAGCGATCAGGTATGCGCTGATCTCCTCGTACCAAACGTGGCTAAGGCTATTTTGCGAAAGGCTGCGTTTCTCACGCCACGGCTTGAGCTGAAGCCGGAAGCATTGCCCGTCATTCAGAAGTGGTTGAAGGTGCTGGTTGATAGCATTCAGGTTGCCACGATGCAGCTTGATGCCGTCTTTTGGGAGAATCATACGGCCTCCTTAACGGAAACCGCAGAATGCAGAAAATCGCAGGTGCATTTCTGCATCTGTGACAAGGTGAGGAGTTCAGATTGTGGTCGCATTTAAGTCCCCTTAAATGCGCAGAAGTCGCTAACGGTTGTTCAGGCCATCAGCAAAGAAAGTATGGACGGTTGATTCAACAAAATCAACTCAAGAGAAAGGCCTCCGAAGAGGCCCTGGGCGGGTCGATATGTGAATCCCCATATCGCTTGTATGGTAGCTATGTCAACTCAGGCAGTTTGAAGCCAGCCATGTCTTCTGCCCGGATGGGAGGTGACAGGCAGTCAGCAAAGACCAGTGAACCATCGAGCAAGATAACGAAACTCCACCCTCTGAACAGGCTGGCGCTACACCAGTCGGCCTTAAGCGGCACATCTGGCATCCTGTCCGGGAAGGTTGGGTAATGCTCTGCAAGCCACTCCATTGCGTCGCAGCGATTGAGAGTATATTTGTCGTACATCATGCCTCCTGCTGCGGTGCTGCTGGCTGAATTACCTCCTGCAGGGTGCGGCTTAATTGCTCTCGTAACTGCTGACATCCCTGATATTTAACTGCTGTATCACGGAGTCTATTCACCAGTTCTCTGAAAATATGCGGAGGCAACTTGTAAGCCGTCGTTACAGGTTCAACCATATTGTTGGAGTCACCGGAATGGTCGACCATAGCGAGCTTATCCTCGGTATGGTTGGTTATCGCTTCCTGAAAGCGTTCAAGCTCCACGTACTCCTGACATGACCACCCGCCATCAATAAAATCGCGAGCTTCAACAGCGTCGAAAGTGAACGATGTTTCACCGCCAGTTGGTGAGGTTAAGCCGTACAGGTCTGCTACCGGCTTGAACTGATTGACTGGCATGGTACCTTCATTGGTGAGGGTACCATCTTCACCCTGAAGCATGGCGGCGCGGCAGGCGTTCCAGCCGACAGCTTTTCCGTGTTCAAACGCGCTGTCAAAGTCATCATCCATTTCCATCGCAGCGGGCACAGATAGCGGCGGTGGCGGGGCGGTGAATAGCGGGGCGATATTTCTTTCCAGGTCGGTAATTACGCTCCATACCGGAATAGATTCAACACCCTGATTAGCCATATCGCGATAACTGTCTGCATAGGCCAGCACTGGATTTCGCCCCGACGCCTCCGTTTCGAGCGATGCCAGTGCGATACGCGCATTATTAATCAGTAGGCTATCAGCAGGAGACAAAACAACATGAGCGTTTCCCTCTGCATCAATTTCAGAATTCGTAATTTTTCTGAACAGCTTTGCCAGTTCTTTGGTAATAGTGCTCATAGGTTAGTCCTCACAGAATTTCTGATACCTTCTGCAATATCTAATAACGCTTCTGAGTAGTCGCGCTGAGCATCATTACCAAACTCAAACGTTCCCGTGTCGTTATCAGTGCGCCCATGCTCGTTGTCGTATGACTCGCGCTGCTTATCAACCCAGTTCGCGGCAGCAGCCACACCGTCATTGAAAGCTGATTCGGTAGGCATGAAAGACAGGTCCGCGAAGAACTCACCAAATCCAAAGCACACTGAGTAAGCAAGGCGACCGTGATGCTTGTAGCCAGGATTGGTGATATCGGTAGTGGCATAAGTAGCTGTGATTTCTGCAACCACTTCCTCTTGTTTTGATGGAGTCTCTACCCATGGGATGCAAATCAGATCAAAGTCACGCGCCATCGTCCCGTGAATAGCCATCGCATAACCATGCTTACGGGCTATCTCTGCTAGCGCTGGGTATAGAGCGCAGTAAACTGGTGCCAGGTTAGCTGGTTTCATGATGCCTCTCCTTTACCGGCTGCGGCGGCGCGCGGTACATTCACTTCAATGATGCGCACTGTTGGCTTATACATCTCGATAGCGGTCAGCCAGTCAGCACCAGTCATGCGCTTCTCTGCATCTCCATTCGACCACGTAACCGGTACGCCTATGGCTTTCATCGCGATTTCAATTTCCCCGGCGATGGCGCTTTTCCCGCAGCCAGTAAAACCAGATACCGTTACGAGCACTTCGCCTTTGACTGGTTTAACCTCCCGCCCCTCCAGCTCAGCAATCAGCTTCTCTGCGGATTCCAGCTTCTTGTAGAGCTCCTCCCAGCTAGCTGAATTATCAAGAACTAGCTTTGTCACTCTCTCTTCGCGGGATTTGTAATATTCCAGCTCATCCAGCAGCGCCAGCACGTCGCGAGTTTCCACGAACATATTCGGGTCGAAGTTATCGACCGCTTTAGCCGCGGCTGCTTTCAATTTGTCGATGTTGGTCATTGGGCGGCTCCTTCTGCTTTCTTTTCGTCAACGCTCCAGGCTGTAGCCAGCGCGCCAGTCACCTGCATAAGCGAGTGCTTTACTTTAACCGAGAAGGTTTCTCCTGTTGCCGATACCGTTTCGATGGTGGTCATCTCGCCGCCGCTTTCGAAATCAGGGTAGAACTGCGTTACCAAATTACTTTCGACAATCACCGATCCGTCCGGCGTATGCATTTTCAGTTTCATACCCCTACCCTCCCCCAAACCATCAATACCCTTCTCATCGCCGGACTGTTGCGGCACTTCTGGCAGATCACGTTTGTGTCCGTCCGCTGAATTAACTTCGACTTGCCCTGCTTCATGCCCGGTATCGTGTCAGGGGCGAAGCGCATGCCGTAGCTGGTCAGGCTGTAAAGGCGCTGGCCGTATTTGCCTTCACAGCTGATAAGGCCGTCGGCCAGCAGCGTGCTCACCGTCCCGGATATCTTTTTGGTGTCCATGCCGATAAGCCCTGCCAGTTTGGCGTTGCTCAGCCCGGGGTTATTGCGCAGGGCTGCCAGCACCTGCTCACGGATTGTTATGGTCATTTCCTACCCTCCGGAAACCATATTCACGAACGATTGCGAGCGAGATTACAGCTATTTCCCAACTCGATTTGTAAAGTGCTTTTCGCTTTTCATCGGTATCAACGCGCTCTATCCAAGCTGCATCGCCTTTCGAATATTCGTTGATAACGACATAGTCATCGCTGCATGCTTTCACGCTGCCCCCTTGGAACGGTAAGAATCCCAGGTGAATGACAGCGTGCACCCGCCGCCATCGCTCATGCGGTCAATAACGCGCTCACTTACGAATGCTGCCAGTTCTTCTTTGGTCTGGTTGCTGATCAGGATGGTCGGCTTCATCCGCTCATATCGGGTGTTGATGATTTCGAACATGATCAACTTCTCGGCTTCGCTGCCGAACTGGACGCCTACCTCATCGATGATCAACAGGTCCGGAGTGGTGAAGTGCGAAATCACATCGTTCTCGCAGCGCGTCGCTGTTTTCGACCACGTTGATTTGAACTCACGGGCAATCTTCAGCGCTGTGGTAAAAATTACCGGGCTCTGGTGGTTCTCGATGACATAACGGGCGATCGCCAGGGCAAGATGGTTTTTTCCGGTCCCCGGCTTGCCGCACATCACCAGCCCGCCACCCTGCTTCAGGCGCTCTGGCCACTTCGCGGCATACGCTTGGCAAACCCGCAGTGCGCGTTCTGACTCTTTGCCAACCGGCTGGTAGTTTTCCAGCGTGCACGTCACAAAGCGCTCAGGGATTTCGAGCTGGCGAAGCAGGCGATCGATGTTCTGCTGGCGCGTGCGGTCTTCCCAGCGTTTTTTCTCGGTATACAGGAAGGTCAACTCATCGCGCAGGCAGCCCGGGCAGCGAGTCGGCGGTGAAGGCAGCTTGATGAGGCTGCTGGTAAGAACGCGTTTACGCTGTTCGTACTCGCCATGTTTCTCGCACAGCACCGTTTCGCAGACGGTCTCGCAGTTAGGGAGTTGCTCTGGCGGCCTGCCAAGCACTTCCAGCATTTTTTCGATAGCGTCGATTTTTTCGAGCAGTTCCATACTCAGTCCCTCGCCCATGATGGGATTTCAGTCTGGCCATAGTCCTTGCCAGCGAAGTTCTCAGACCGCAGACCATTAGCAATCTTCTGAGCTGGGCGCGCGGCAGCCTGCTTATTTTGATAACTCAGCTTCTGGCTGGCAGTGATAAACCAGTTTTTTGGCTTCTCGTGGGTGAACTCGATATCCAGCTTCTGAAGTTCGTATCTCAGGTCTATCAGCGGGTACAGGTTTAACCAAGCCTGGTAGTCCTTGTGGTTCAGCCGAACGATTTGTCCCTCGAATGCGTACCGACTCGATATCTCATGAATATCCGCATTGGCCTCTTCGCAAGACGCGTCAGCGGCTTGGGTGTTAACCAAGGAATCAGGATCAGGGATAGGGGAATCAGGAATCAGGTTAAGGGAATCAGCAGGGTTTAAACTGTTCTTAACCTGTTCCTGCACCTTGCTAGCACCGTGCTTTTCTTGTGCTTCTTTATTTTCAATGACTTGATGCTTTCCCTCTTCTTCCTTTTCCTCTTTTGAATCTGAATCGCACTGTTCTTGTCCGGTGCTTTTATCGTTCTCAAGAGGTGCTGGTATCTCACTTGCAGCTTCTTTGCAGTGAGGGTTTTGGTGCTTCTTCCAGTTCGATATCTGTATGTAGCACTCACCATTAACCCGGTAGCGGATAATGAATTTATGTTCATTGAGTTGCTGAAGAAGAACGTCACAATCAGCCTCATCAAAAGGGAGAAGCATCGCTTTAATTTTTTTCGGGCGATCATCAAGGCGACCCTCTTTATCAGCTATCGTCCAAAGACCAGCAAACAGAAGTCGCCCCAGAGGGTGGCATTCTGCAAGCTCATCATTAGTGAAAAAGCCTGGTTTGATATTTCTGGATCTGGCCATTTAAAACTCCACAGGTTGTGTCGGGCCGTAAATGCCTTGGGACTCACGCTCAGCCCGAAAAGACTCATATTCTTCTCTGTGCTTCCTGAGTTCCTGTTCATCAGCTGGCTCAATGGCGTATGCATTCGAGTCATGCATGGCAATGACGACGCCGTGTTTTTTTCTGATGTTAAAAACGGTATCTGCGCCGATGCGGATCAGCCGCTCAGCCGCCGCTAATTTGTCACCAAAGACGCTTATGCCAATGTCATCGAAGAGACTATTGACGTTGAGCTTCCCAAGGGTTTCAAAAGTGATGAAGTCGTTATAAACAGCGATGCTTTCAACGGACTCCCCTACTTTCGCTTCACAGCTCTGAGAGCAGGCGTGAATGACTTCCCCTAAAGAAAGCTCGAAAAATTCTCTGGAATCATTTACGCGCCACTCGGATAAAACCTCATGGACTTCTTTTTCTGATTCCAGTGGGGAATGGGTATAAAAAGCAGCTTCAATTTTAAATGGCGCCGGAACGCCAGTTGCCGACGACAGCTCCCTAGCCCGAACCTCTGGGCTTGTCGTTGTCATGCCGACTTTGTAGATCCCTGGCATGCATGGGTTACTTAATACATAGACCCACCCTTCCATCCTGAATTGCTGAGGGACTTCCATAGTCGTCATTACACCGACTTGCTTTGTAATGGCATCAAGATGCATAATTACTCCTGTGAATTGATCCAGTTAATTCCACCAGAAAGCTGTTGGTGTTCGAGCACCACAGCTTTCGCCATTTCTGTTGTTCTCACATAACCCCCAGCATCGATGTCACCATCGTCATCAGCGGCCCTACCTGCTCCGGCATGAGGCGAAACAATGACGCTATGCCCTCGCTTACCTCCTTCATTTTCTGGTGCTCAGGCGCGTTCAGGAGAACGGCTTGCTTTGCTTCTGAACATTCCTTCATGGCAGATGCGATCAGCGACATGGTGTCGTTCTGCGGCGCCAGGCGTGTACGAAACTCAACAGGAAGAACAGCCATGATTGCCGGGGTCAGTTCTCTAACGTTCTCGCGGTACTGATCGGAGTCGAAGCGGTTATCCAGAAAGCGAAAAAGTTTCTGGCGCGCCCTGCTGATGTCTTCTGGGAAGCTGATGGCGGTACCGCCCTGCTCCCGGTATTCGTTGATGATCAGCGCTGACACTACGTCCTGATTGTCCAGGGACGACGACCATGCACGGACCGCATCGCGGATTTTGTCGTGACCTGGCTCCGCCTTAGGTTGAGCGCGGTTTATCATCGCTCCCGGGTGTATTCCGGTATTGTGTTGATACGCAAGTGAATGCATTGCTTTCCCTTTCGTGGTTAGGGCCGCCGGTCAGGCGGCTGTCGATTCATTTTTAATTCGGTCAGGGTTTGCAGCCTGTAGTAGCCACTCTGCCGTAAACTGCCCTTTTGATGCGTCAGCCAAAAGCTGTGAATAGTTGGTTTTCTCTGTGTACTCAGTGCGAGGCAACGCCGCGTTCTTTACCCACTTGTGAATAGCAACATTCGACAGACCACATAGGCGTGCCGCTGCGGTTTGTCCGCCTACAGCTTCGATTGCAAATTGCATTGGGTTCATAGTGTTTTCCGTTAACTATATTAACTACGAGTTAAGGTTATATCTTAACTGACAGTTATGTCAACTCTAATTGATAATTAACACATGGTTAAAAAAGACGATTTAAAAGAAGAATTCTCGAAGAGACTTCGCGCTGCATTGCTTGATGCTGGCGTGGGTGGGCGTGGGCAGGCTGGCAGGATCAGGGAAGCTATGAAGTCCCAAGGGATTGCTGTATCTGAGCCCGGGATCTGGAAGTGGCTTAACGCATCAGCAATACCAGACCAAACCAATATCCTTGCACTTAGCCGCTGGCTTGGGGTTCGCCCTGAGTGGCTGGAATACGGAAGGAATGATCCTGAACCTGAACTGCACAGGGTATCATCCATCCCGCCTGAATCTGAGTGGGGAACTGTCGATGCTTGGGACAAAAATACCCCCCTACCTGACGATGAGGTGGAAGTACCGTTTCTGAAGGATATCGAGTTTGCGTGTGGTGATGGACGAGTACACGATGAGGATCACAATGGTTTTAAGCTCAGGTTCTCAAAGGCAACCCTCCGCCGCGTTGGAGCTAACACAGATGGGTCTGGCATCCTGTGTTTCCCTGCTACTGGCGACAGCATGGAACCTGTGATACCGGATGGTACGACTGTAGCCGTCGATACGAACAACAAACGCATAGTTGACGGGAAACTGTATGCCATTGGTCAGACAGATGGCGGGAGTGGTCAACTCAAGCGCATTAAACAGCTGTATCGTAAGCCAGGTGGAAAACTGATCATCCGCAGTTACAACAACGATTCCTACCCAGACGAAGAGGCTGATATTGAAGACGTCGAGATAATTGGTCGTCTTTTCTGGTACTCGGTACTGCTGTAGATACAAAGCTGCGGCTGGTTTAGCTGTAAAGATATGGTAACAAATGGCTTATTAGCGAGGATAAGCGATGGAAAAGATTTCATTTTTATATGTATCCCAGATATTTCCCGGGAAAATATCGCGCTCCTTAAATTATCCCCAGCCATGGATAAAGCCAGATGATCTCTCAGGGAAAATCAGTATTGACGTTTCCTTTGGGCTTATTATTAAAACGAAAGTTAACTATCGTGTCGATGTCGACCTATTTTTTGGCGACCAGAGAATTGATTTTGGTAGCGGTCAGTCATTGCAAACGGACCCTATTGTGGCTGGCACGACCTCCGGAAGTGATTCAGTGAGCATTGAAAATATGTCCCTCATGAACATTCTTGTTAAAGAAGAGGGCGTTTACAAGGTAACGATGTCACTTCATGTTATTGATGATAAAGATAAAAGTAGATTGATTCACGATTCAGAGTGTTTTTTCTACTTATCAAAAGAATGGAAAGTCTGATATGGCAAATTCAGCATATCTCAAAAGAAGCCAACCAGTTGCTAACGAAGAGTTCAACGTGCATACTTTAAGGTATGGCAACGGTAATGGCGGAGGCGATGACATGCAATCCAGAGTTGCACGCTTAGAATCTGATGTAGAATACATTAAGCGAGATATTACTGAGATTAAATCAGACATTAAGAGCATCGACTCAAGGCTGAGTGAAATCGAAAATGGAGTAAAATCCATGAAGACAACGTTTAAGGCTTCTTCTGCCATTCTATCGGTTGTGTTTGCTTTTTGTGTTTATGTATTCGGTAATTATGTTTCTAAAATTCTTGATGCTCTGAACGGACTTGTTTTGAAATAGAATTTTATCACCCGGCCACCGCGCCGGGTTTTTATTTGCCCTTCCGTACCATCTCAGCCGCATCCCGTAGCACCCCCTTGTGGATCACGTTTCCCGTTTCCTTCCGGTACCGTTCCAGCTTGTCGATGATGTTTTGCTGGGTCATAGGTAAATCTGCCAGTGACAACTCCATGACCGCCCGCCCCATGGCGTGAACCATCATGTTCACTCTTTCTTCATCCAAGTCCATTACCCACTCCTTTTTGATGTTTTTTTCAGCATATCACGTGCCAAGCAAATCCATAACAAAACTAAATTAACCAATAAATCATAACCTTAATAACCAACACAGAAATAATTAACCATTGGTTATTGACTGAAAATAACCATTAGTTAATAATCAATCCATCGAAACGAAACATCGACAGCTGAGCGAAGTTAGCCAGCGGCGGACAGCAAGTCGCCTGCTTCTTTAACAAATCAGACTGAGTGACAGGCAAGCCGTAGCTCTCCTGGCAAAAAGAAATGGCACCCGATGGGATCGAGGTAAGCACTGAGTCCGTATGCGTACGGTAGGTGTAGAGGACCACGCTGCGATGAGCTGATAAGTCACTCAATTTGAAGCGCTCCGATGATGGGGCGCTGATTCAACTTAGAGGAGTGATTCCAATGAAGAACTAAAGCGGACAGACCGCAGCCTAAAGGCAATGCAGCAGTAATGATGCCGCCCTGAGTCGCCGAATGGCGAGCCTGTGTAGTGATGGGTCAAGGTTCTTATATCAAAACAAGCTCCGGTAAAGCAGCGCGAACGCCAGACGCGCACCGGTTATGAGCGGCGATGAGCGACAAGGTCTCAAGGGCATGTGCGCGGCCACTGCGAGAGTGTGGCGAAGTTTACCAGCAGCTCTTTGCGAGGGGCTGACGGTAAACAAAAAGAGGAGTGTGTATGGCAGATAAAAAAACGGCGCCACTACTGCTTAACGTAGACGCCAGCGAGGTACTTACTCAGACCGGGGAGCTTTTAAAGTTACTTGAACTTCCAGCCAGTTCCTTTCAGGGAATTCCTGAGCATGTCGTCGATCTGTTTTTTGACCGTGTCCGTGGCCTGATTGACAACATCGTCCTTAGTGATTTCGCGACCACAGTCAGCACAACTGACGCCGGTGAAATTTGTCTCAAAGTCAAAATCATCGGGCTGGTTGAACATCTCACTTCCGCAGTCAGGGCACACGGTCCGCATGGTTTGCATGAATATATCCTTTCTACTGTTGGGGAGATTAAAGAGTAAGCGATTTCTTGCTGTTGGGGAATAGCGAGAGGGCGCGCGCCGGGCGCGGATAAATACCCCGGCAATAACTGGAATGTTTTGGGGTGTGGTGGCGGTGTCCTCAAGCGAGGTGCAACGCTAGCAGTGTGATAAGACCTGAAAACCGGCTGGGCAGATAGTTGTTTGCCAATACAGAAAACAGGGCGTCAGGAAGTAAGTGAGAGTGGCGACTCAGTGCCAGTCCACCACACCGACCAAAGCATTTCTCCCGCATCAGCGGGTAACGACAGAGGGTAAGGGTATGTCAGATAAGCAGGTTCAACTGTCTGGTAAATGCGTCTTGAAGATAGACACCATCAAAGGCAGCAGCACTATCGAAATACCAAAAGTGAATCTCAGCGGCAAAAACAATGCAGACGCTTTGCTTAATGAAGTGTTCCATTTTGGAGTAATGCGTCACGGGAAAAACAAGCTTCGCGAAATGCTTGAAGAGAAGCTTGATGGCTACGGGGAAGAGTACGAAAACCATGGCCTCACTTACGACTGACCCGCTCCGGCGGGTTTTTTAATGCCTCATACCTCACCGCATTTACGAGTGCGGTTAGTTATGACAACCGGCGGCCATCCACCGCCCATTGAAACACTGAATAAATGCGTTGAAGTCTTGTATTAACCGTTTCGTTCGCCGCGATAAGGCCAAGAGGATTTATGAGCAAAGAACAGCCAATATCACGCCTGACTGAGCCAGAAATGGCAAAACTCGCAGTTAAGACGGTTCAGGAATTTGTTAATGCCTGCCACTGCCAAAACGAAGATGACGTTCTTCTGGCATTAAGCTTCTGGCTGAATGTTGGCATGGAAGCGGGTGAGCTTGTCCAGCATGGGCATAAGGTTGTCCTGCAATGATGACAGTCACCCACAACGGCAAGCAGTACACAGTGAGCCGATTCGCAAACGGTCATACATGGCAACTGGTAGAGGTCGGTAACGTTCGCCACAAGCTGGTAATGAACCGTGACCAGATGATTAAGAATGGCTTCGGTCACATCGTTAATCAGGTCATCGTTGACACGCACAAGCTCCGCGCATCACTGAGCAAGAAAGCAATTGCTCGCTATCTGGAAGATTCTGTGATGCTGCAACAGGCAATTGAGGCCCAGCGTAAAGCGCTTGGAGTCATGGTAAATCGTAACTCGTTTGAAGTGAGGGTGTGATGGAAGAATTCAAAGGAACGCCTGGTCCGTGGAAATACACAATCAGAAATGTGAATGAAATGATGACGACATTCCACGGCGTGGTTATGGGCGACACGTACATTGAAATTGCAACCAGAAACGAACGAGAGGATGCGCAATTAATATCAGCAGCACCTGAATTACTCGAAGCGCTACAGAAGCTTAGAGATTACGCAGAAGACGTCTGCGGTGTGTGTCCAGATGATTGTCACGAAGAACATCCTCTAATGATGGCTAGCTACGTAATCGCCAAAGCACTAGGCAAGTAATCCCCTCCCCCACTTTCATCACTCCCTGTCCGGCTATCGCAGACGGGAAGCGCACAACCAAATTTCAGGAGTTAATCCATGAATATCACATGCGAGTGCGTTGATATGCGCACGTCCGTCGGGCCACACAACACCATCAAAGTTGAGATGGAAGGCGTTGTGCTGGCCGGTACCGTTAAAACCCGTGACGTACTACCCCAGCTCGACGGCGCAGAAGTCATTGAGTGGCTGGCTGAGCAGGGTTACGTCATCACCCATCAGGAGCGTGCAGCATGACGGCAGCAGAACGGTGGGATGAAGAGTCATTCCTGCGCCTTATGCGTGACGTGCTGCCGGAAAAGCCGGATGGTGATGACGAGCAAGTTAACCTGGCTGCCGAGCGGCAGAACCCGATCATTAGTTGGGATGAATTTGCGGGGAACTACACATGACAGATAAAAAAGTATACGCCGCCATTAGCGGCGTTGCTTCAGCGCTGGCTGAGAAGGGTATCAGCAAAGAAAGGAAGCAAGGGAGTCAGGTCAATTACGCGTTTCGTGGTATCGACGACATTTACAACGCGCTGGCCCCGGAGTTGGTAAAAAACAAACTCCTGATCCTGCCCCGCTACACCGAACGCACCAGCGTCGAGCGAACCAGCAAAAATGGCGGCGCGCTGTTTTACATCACGGTTCGTGGTGACTTCGATTTCGTCAGCACCGAGGACGGCAGCATCCACACTGTCACCACCTATGGTGAAGCGATGGATAGCGGCGATAAGGCCACAAACAAGGCCATGTCGATAGCATACAAATACGCGGCGTTTCAGGCGTTCTGCATACCAACCGAAGAAACAGCGATCGATGCTGATGCTGAAACTCACCAGATACAACCGGCAGATGCCGATCAAATTCTCGCTGAATTTACTCAGTACGCCAGCACTGAAAACGATAGCAAAAAATTGCAGGCGCAATACGCCACGACTTGGTCACGGCTGAATGGTTTCGCCGATCACCAGGCTAAATGCAAAGACGTTACTGGCATTCGACTCAAAGAACTTAAACAGGCGGCGTAAATGTCTCACCTTAGCGGGATCATAGAGCGATTCAACAGTAGTTATCAGGTTGACTCTGCAAGCGGCTGCTGGGAATCCACTTATGCGAAAAACAAAGGTGGGTACACGAAATTCGTAGCGTTCGGGATAACGCTGCTTTCCCACCGCGTCTCGTTCGAGCTTTTCAACGGCCCAATCCCGGAAGGGCTTATGGTCTGCCATCGTTGTGATAACCCATGTTGCGTTAATCCTCAGCATCTTTTCCTTGGAACAGCGCAAGACAACATGGACGACAAAGTTTTGAAGGGTCGCCACGTCGGCGCAAGAAAAGGTGAAGCTCATCATCGGGCCAGGCTAACTGAATGGCAGGTTGAGGAAATAAGGCAACGTCTTGAGCGCTCAGAGAGTCAGTTATCGATCGCTGCAAGCATGGGTGTTTCAAAGACATTAATTAGCAACATAAAAACAGGTAAAAGGTGGGCTAAATGAGTTCTCGCGGAGTAAACAAAGTGATCCTCGTCGGTAACCTCGTGCAAGACCCCGAAGTCCGTTATCTTCCGTCTGGTGGCGCAGTATGCAGCGTGACGCTGGCGACATCGGAGTCATGGCGAGATAAAGCCACCGGCGAGCTCAAAGAGCAAACGGAATGGCACCGCGTCGTTCTGTTCGGAAAGCTGGCTGAGGTGGCCGGGGAGTACCTGCGCAAAGGCTCTCAGGTCTATATCGAGGGCCAGCTGCGCACCCGCAAATGGACAGATCAGGCAGGCACGGAGAAGTACACCACAGAGGTTGTTGTAAACGTCGGCGGCACCATGCAAATGCTCGGTGGTCGTCAGGGTGGTGGTGCACCAGCAGGTGCTGGCCAGCAGAATGGTAACCAGCCGCAACATAGTAGTGGACAGCGTCAGCAACAACAGCGACCGCAACATGGTGGTGAACCAGGAGGATGGGGAACCCCACAGCAAGCGCAGGGACAGCAAGATGCCCCAATGGACTTTGACGACGACATACCCTTTTGAAGCATCTCCCGGCCAGGAGAAACCAATGAACAAATTTACCCCCGAGTATCGAAAATATCTTCTCCGGCCAATCCCTGACCGGAAGCTTTCACCCTCTGAGCTAGCAGATCGCAAAGAGCTTTACCAAATCATCCAGCAAGAAAGAGCCAACGACGATTCACCCCCTGCCCCATCCAATTACACGCCAGCCGACCCATATCTCAACGACAACCGCAAAGGCCTCGGCGGCGCTTCAAGGAGTGACTAATGACTCACGCTCACGACGATATCAGGGTTGGTAATCTGAGCCTTCCCTTCATTGGTAAAGGCTGGCTAATGCCATGGGGTGAAGTGGTCAGCAATCCATTAAAGGCGCAGCGGCTCGGTGAGGAATATCGGGAAAGACAGGAGGCGGCATGACAGCGAAATACTCACTTCTGTATGTCGATCCCCCTTGGTCTTACGGCAACACCATCAGCAACGGCGCCGCTGCCGATCACTACTCCACCATGAAGCTGATTGACATCAAGCGCCTGCCGGTTTGGGAACTTGCTGCCGAAAACTCGGTGCTGGCGATGTGGTACACCGGCACGCATAACCAGGAGGCTATCGAACTGGCCGAAGCATGGGGCTTTACCATTCGCACGATGAAGGGATTTACCTGGGTGAAGCTGAATCAGAACGCCGAGCTGCGCATCAACAAGGCGCTGGCCGAGGGTGAAGTCACCGACTTTTACGACTTCCTCGATCTGCTAAACGCCGAGACGCGCATGAACGGCGGCAATCACACCCGGGCCAACACCGAAGACCTGTTGATTGCCACCCGCGGCGCCGGGCTGGAACGTAAGCACGCCGGAATTAAGCAGGTGGTATACAGCCCGCTCGGCGCACACAGCGAAAAGCCGTGGGAAGTTCGGCACCGGCTGGAGCTGCTTTACGGCGCTGTGCCTCGCATTGAGCTGTTCAGCCGCAGCGCGGCACCAGGCTGGCACCACTGGGGAAACCAGTGCGACACCGCCGCTGTAGAACTGCTGCCCGGCTGCGCCATCAATGTTGTGAAAACGGAGGCCGCATGACGCCAGCAAATGAAAACGCCATCCGTACCGCCTGCCGCCGCTGCACCGAGGAAATCCAGCAGGCCATGCGCAAGAAGCCAAAGCCTAACTGGAACGATACGGTGCCACCCATCATCAACAAGCATCACAAGAAAATTGAAGCTCTGGGAGTTAGCCTCCTGGAGTTCGTCGTATACACAGGGCGGCTTAATCGCCGCTTCGGAGTGGAATCGTGAAAGTTTATATTGCCGGTCCCATGAGTGGGCTACCTGATTTTAACCGCGCCGCTTTCAACCATGCGCATGTTTTCCTCGGGTCGAAAGGTCATGTGGTCCTGAATCCAGCACTGCTCCCGGATGGATTAACTCAGGCCGAGTATATGGACATCTGCCTGTCAATGCTTCGCTGTGCTGATGCTATCTACATGCTTGAAGGCTGGGAGCACTCCGCTGGTGCCCGAGCGGAGAATGCCCTGGCCGAGAAGCTGGAAATGGAAATTATCTTCCAGGAAGAGGAACGCGCCGCATGAACAGAGCCTCACCAGTTGATTTGAGGAAAAGCCTCGAAATCGCCAACCACCTGGCGCACATAGGGATTCGCTTTGTGCCGATCCCGGTGGCGACCGAGGAAGAATTCCAGACACTGGCTGCCGAGTTATCGCGACGGCTTGAGCAGATGGCGGTTGAAGCCGAGAAGAATGAAGGCGGTGAAGCATGAAACTGATTAACCGCGGTAATCAGCAGTCTCCTATCGCGCGACAGGCATGCGACATCGCACTGACTGCCCACCAGCAAAGATACGGCGACTATGGGCGCAGCAAGATGAAAGAGACGTATACGGTGAAGGTTGAAGGCGTGAAGGTCTGGGTGGAGGTGGTGAACCGCAAGGCGAGCTATGTGGCCACGGCAATGACCGGCATGCGCCGCTTGCGTGCCCTTCCCGGCCAGGCGTCCTGATAAAGAATTATCAAACGGCCCCGGTTGGGGCCCTTGGAGAACGAAGATGAGCAAAGCAACCAATAAATTTGAGCTGATGAGCACTAAAGACATCTGCGGGCAGCTGTGTATTTCCTCACGTACGCTCGAACGCTACAGGAAAAGAGCCCCAAACGAGAACCCTTTTCCTGAGCCCGATTGCGCTTACATGGGTGGCCCCAATAAATGGCTAAGAACTAAAGTCACTGCCTGGCAGATTAAAGAGATGTCACGTTCAACCCGTAAGCCGATGTCTCACCTGAATCTAACCCGTGATGATAAAGGCCGCCTCACCCGACCTGACGCGGCGTGA